GGCCTGTCGTTGCAACAACGTCCGCAATGTCACGCACACCATTACCTAGCGCCGTCGCTTGACGGACCAAGTTGTCCCATGTTGAGTCGGAACTCAGTGGGTGATGCACGTGCCCGGCTGAGGCCGGATTCTGCAGGTCGAAGCGAACTCGCCATTCCGTCGTCACTAAGTACTCAAGCTCCACCGCTTGAGGATTGTACACCAGTATCGGAGCGAAACCGGTGCTTTCCTCCTTGGCTGAGTCGTACGAAAACGAGATGTCTGCTGGCGTCGACAACTGAGTGAAGTCGCTGAGTGCGTTCATATCCAAAGGATACGTCGACACTTGCACGCCGCGGAGCGCTAGGCGCGCGGCTGCCAACATTCTCGGTGACTGGAAATTCACGAAACGGTCGAAATATGAGTTCCACGTCTCAGTGCGTCCTCCGATCAAGGCTTGCGTATGCATCACCCCGGCGTATATCATGCCGGACGTTGTTTGCAACGCATTCGGATTCATGATCTGGACTGTCACTGCTGACGGGACACATGTCGCTCCTGAGGTCGCCGACTTCAAGAAAGTCAGTGGTGACGTCACTCGTGAGACATTCACCGGATCATTGATCGGTAATGTCGAGTTGACGCTCAGCATCGCGCAAGTCGATGCCCACGTGTCTTCCGTGAAATTGTCGCCCGTCGCGCCATGCTTGAAGGCCCCAAACACTAATGCTTTGCTAGCGGCACTAAAGCGCCGCGTAGTCCTCACAACAGTGTAGGGTCCGACCGCACGTGGCAAAGCCAAGTGGTGTGGCAGTTTGGCGTCCCAGCAAAGCAAGCTCGCGCTCGTCTTACTGGCCGCAAACGGCTTCTGCGGTGCTGCTCCCGTGCCGGGCGCGAGCACCTGCGGGGCCCGGTGACGCAAGTCACGGCCCTGTTTCTTGGCTTTGTTCTTTAGCTTGCCATTCTTCACATTCGTGCTTCGCTTCGCCATCACGTCGATGGTCGTCCAAGTGTCACGCACACTTGCAG